AGTTTATTATAAATAGTAAAGGCTCGCGTTATTTACGAGCCCTTGTACTGTAGGATGGTTTCTTTATTTTACCGCCTTTCATTGTCTGCGATTTCTTATTTATTTTATCGTATTCAGCTTTTTCTTTTTCGAAATGGTCTTGTAATTTCTGAAAAGTAAAGTTTCTTAACCATATAGGCATATTATATACCGTATCGTAATCAAACCCTCCTTTACCGTGGAATACTATTTCATGAATTTGCGTAAATACAGATAATCTATACGACGGCGTCAGGCCAAAGAAAGTTAACCCCGATTGGGATATCTATCCCCCCTTCTGGACCATTCTCTGGGTAGAACTTCATATCTACATCTGGTTGAAAGTCTCTAAGGTAGTTTCTAAACGCTCTAGAGTCTCTTGCTAAGAATTGATTATCAACGAATGATCTAACTGTTTTTTTCTCTGCGTCTCCATTGACAGCTGTTATCATATGTTTTAGTCTAGTAGATAATTCAGCTGATGATTCTTTATTAATTTTCTTAAGTCCTTTCACTTCCTGATCTATTGCTGATTCATCTCCGTGTGTAAGTAACTTAAATGTAATAACGTGTCCTGTAGTAGGCAGGGTAAAGTTGAAAGCATTTTCTTTTGCTTTTTCAATATCTATATGTAGTTTCTTATTATCTAGAAGGGATAGGTCAACTTTCTCTGTTAATCCATTATAAGTGAACTCATAATCTTTACCATAACCTAAGATACGTGCTGCTATTAGTAGAGCATTTTTATCTCCTACTAGAAGCTGATTATAGTTAATAGTCTTATCTACTATAAGAGCTTTAAGCAATTTATCAATTACTATACCTTTTTCAATATAGTTTTGATTAGTTAGTATATCCTCTTCTTTAGCAGTCATATACTTCATTTCTATTGTACCGCTAGATAATGGGGATTCTTTTGAATAGAGTTTACCCATAGAAGGTAGATCTACTATCTCCGTTGGGAATTTTTGTGTTTGTTCCATAAATCTTATTAATTAAAACTAGTTCTTAATATAAATATACGAAGAATACTTTTTTAAAACAACAAAAGCCCGAAATAAATCGAGCTTTATGTTATAATTAAGGCTGTATTAGTAATTCAATACGCAGTAATCCATTGCTACTGTAATTGATAGCTCTACTGCGTCAGGTGATGACCAATCAAAGTCTCCTTGAGACATTGTTTTGATAAAAGCACCTTTAACAATCCATTCTGATACTACATCTCCTACAGGACCTAATACATTAAGAGTTAAGTCTTTTTTATAGAAGTCTGAGTATCCAGCACGACCAGTTACTGATTCGTAAGATAGTCTTGCCCATTCCATTACTGCTTGAGCTCCGGATGGTGTAATTGGATCATATAATGTCATATCCATATCATTCCAGGTTCTCTTTCCTCTTATTTTTCTATAAGAGTTAATGTGGTCAAGAACTACCTCTCCGTCTTCAAAAGAAGGAGCTGATACTGTTTTTACCATGAACGATGGAATGTTGTCCATATACATGATAAATCTATTTTGTACCTTCGGTTCGAAGGCTCTAAACATAATTTCGTTTGGGTCTAATACTGCCATTTTTATTTATTGTTTATTATAAATATCTTAATTTAAAATTATCCTACAAATGTTGCTCCAGTTGGCTCAATTGTAAAGTCTAGTACTATAAATTCAGCAGTTTTAGCTGGTTGAATAAAGATTTGACCTATTAATTGATTTCTGTCTACTACGTCTGCAGTGTTATTTGAATCATCCATTACTACTCTGTAAGAATAAAGACCTTGTCTCTGTACTACTGATTCTAAGTATGGATTAACTGTTGCTAAGAATCTATTTCTTGTTGCAATTGTATTTTGTTCAAATACTAAGTTTCTTGCTTGATCACCGATGAATTTCTTCAATTCGATTAATAATCTTCTTACATTTACTCTATCTAAAGCAGAAGCTTTAGTTTGTAATGTTTTCTGTCCAAATACTGAAATGCCTTGACCTGGGAATGAAGCGATTGGATTAACTTTCTTAGAGTATAATGTATCTCTTTGAGTTCTTGTTAATCTCTTTTGTGCTTGAATTACCCCAGTAATTCCTCCTCTTACTAATCCTGCTGGTGCAAACCATGGAGCTGAACTATTATCTGTAAAGGCATATACTCCTGGTATTACAACTGATGCTGGTACCCATTCGTTTTTACCTGTATCAGCTTGAGTTTGTAACCATGGCCAGTAAGAAGCTGCATAAGAACTATTAAGTAATGCTGCTCTTCCTGTTACAGTTGATTCACCAGTTACTGAGTAATCAACTAAATCTACTACTGAGATACAATCTCCTCTAGTTTCTGCTAATGAGATAATACTGTCGATTTCTGTACTGTGTCCAGTTAAGTTATAAGCTAATCCTGGAGCAGAGATGATATTGAAAATATAGTCATCACTATTCTCTAATACTGATATTACATCTGAATAACAACCAGGTGTTAATCCTTGTGTATCTGTACTGTCTAACTCTCCAAAGAATTTAGCTTGTCTATCTGATGCATATAAAGCTCCAGCAGCATCGTAGAATGATCCTGATTGTGCTTGTGGTAGTGAACTTTGATAGCTAACTCCTTCTGCATCTGTGTTAATTGTTACCCCATCTGTAGATAAATAATCTAAAGTAGGTGTATTTACTGCTGCTACTCTAACATAGTTTGATCTATTAACATACTCTCCATGTGTAGCTATATATTTAGAACCATCTCCATCAGTCGATAATACTTTATGCTGGTTTCCTATTACACTTTCTATATAATTAGGAGAATTAGGATCTAAAGAAATGTCATTAAACGTTTCTAATACTATCTTACTTTTTAAACTATCATCACCTTGGCGAATACTCAAGCTAAATGTACCTAAGTCTGTGTTAACGTTAGAAATTTCCCATCTTAGGTTATCTGAAGAACCAGTTACTAAAGAGCTATCGCTATTTTCTTGAATAGTTGTAGCATTAATAGCGTTATTGTATATTTCTCCTTTTCCTAAAGTATGTAAAATAAATGAATCTGCTGTAGCTGTTGTAGTATCGGTACCTCCTGCTAAAGTAAACATATTTCCTGATACTGGGTCTCCTCCTGCGGCTGATCCACTACTGATAGTAAGTGAGTTACCAGGAGTTCCAGCTACTGATGCATCTATTTTTAAAGTTGTTGCTGCTGCTCCTAAATCTACATCGAAAGGTATTACTGCTGAAACTGGTGCAGAATTTACTACTGCTCCAAGATTATCTATAAATGTTTCAACATTAGTTCCTACATCGAAGAAGAAGTTAAAGTTTTCAACATCTTGATCTGGTAAGACTGCTCCATTAGTAATACCCGTAAAATTATAAGTAATATTAGTAGAGGCATCTACTACTTGGAATTCTTGTCCTGCTACTGGTGCTACAGTAAGTGCTTTGTTACCTGTTGCTGTAGCATCTCCAGTAGTAGTTGTAGTATTAGCTATTCTAGTAGATCTTGCAGCATCAAATGATCCTGTGATTACTCTGGAAACTAATACTGAATTACCACCTTGTTGAAAATAATTTTTAACTGCGATTGAAGTTAAGAATTCATAAGAGTTAGAACCTGAAGCAAATGTAGTTCCGAATTTTCTTACATAGTCACCGTATGATGTAACTAATGTAGGAATTTCTACCGGTCCTTTTGCTGTTGGGCCTATAATAGCTGCTCCTGCTGCTACAGGGGCTGGTTGAATAAATGAAATGTCATTTTCTCTTGTGAATACACCTGGAGAGATAATTGTTTCTGCCATGTTTAATGAAGTTTATTTAAATGTCTTTTATAAATATCAGCTTATTTTGTAAACCGTCCCTGTATTGTACAGGTAGTTATTTGTATATAAATAGGAAGGGAAGGTGCAAAACCTTCCCATTTCAAAAACCTCTAATAACAGTTGATTTTATTCTACTGTAGTTACTACTTCTTCTTCTTTTACTTCTTCTGCTGGAATGAATTCTCCTTCCTGTAAATTGATAGAACCTTTGCCGTATTTTTCTTCTAGTTCCTTAACCAACTTAGATTCTTGCTCTTGGGTTTCTGAAAGAAACTGCTCGATATTAGCTTTACGTGTTTTTAGGTCTATTTCTGCTAAACCTACATTTCCTAATTCAGCTTTTACTGCTTGGATTTTTTTTTGAATTTCTTCAATCTGTCCTAATTCTTCTTTTGATAACTTTTGATTTGCCATTTTTTACTTTTAATTAATCGATTAAATTATATATATATTCTATAATATAAGAACTATAATTTAGTTCTACAACTTTTTTTTTAGTTTTTTTTATTCTCCGTCTGCTACTGTTAAGGTAACTGAGGTTGGAGTTTGTAATTCTGTGATTTGTGAATCTAATCCTCCTTGGATTACATTAACTTCCTCTTCTCCCATTGCTGCTTTTGCCCATTCTATAATCGTAGCGTGTGTAAGATCGTCAAATGCTGTAAAGTCGTTTTCTGAGTCAAATTGTAGAGCTTGTGTTCC